ATGTCAAACATCAAAAAATACATCATTGATTACGACTGGAAAACATCAATAGAAATTGAAATCGACCATGACTTAATGACAGAGGAAAAACTTCACCAGATTAATAATTTCTGGTCAGACTCTGAATACCGACTCAATAAACACGGCTCTGTATTAAATGCTGTATTAATCATGCTGGCGCAACATGCTCTGCTTATAGCAATTTCAAGCGACTTAAATGCATATGGTGTTGTGTGTGAGTTCGACTGGAATGATGGAAATGGTCAGGAAGGATGGCCTCCAATGGATGGTAGCGAAGGAATAAGAATTACCGATATCGATACATCAGGAATATTTGATCCAGATGATATGACTATCAAAGCCGCCTGAGCGCGGCGTTACCGCATACCAATTACGCTTCACTCGAGGCGTTTTTCGTTATGTATAAATAAGGAGCACACCATGCAATATGCCATTGCAGGGTGGCCTGTTGCTGGCTGCCCTTCCGAATCTTTACTTGAACGAATTACCCGTAAATTACGTGACGGATGGAAACGCCTTATCGACATACTTAATCAGCCAGGAGTCCCGAAAAATGGATCAAACAATTATGGCTATCCAGACTAAATTCACTATCGCCACTTTTATTGGCGATGAAAAGATGTTTCGTGAGGCCGTCGACGCTTATAAAAAATGGATATTAATACAGAAACTGAGATCAAGCAAAAGCATTCACTACCCCCCTTTCCTGTTTTCCTAATCAGCCTGGCATTTCGCGGGCGATATTTTCACAGCCATTTTCAGGAGTTCAGCCATGAACGCTTATTACATTCAGGATCGTCTTGAGGCTCAGAGCTGGGCGCGTCACTACCAGCAGATCGCCCGTGAAGAGAAAGAGGCAGAACTGGCAGACGACATGGAAAAAGGCCTGCCCCAGCACCTGTTTGAATCGCTATGCATCGATCATTTGCAACGCCACGGGGCCAGCAAAAAAGCCATTACCCGTGCGTTTGATGACGATGTTGAGTTTCAGGAACGCATGGCAGAACACATCCGGTACATGGTTGAAACCATTGCTCACCACCAGGTTGATATTGATTCAGAGGTATAAAACGGATGAGTACAGCACTCGCAACGCTGGCTGGGAAGCTGGCTGAACGTGTCGGCATGGATTCTGTCGACCCACAGGAACTGATCACCACTCTTCGCCAGACGGCATTTAAAGGTGATGCCAGCGATGCGCAGTTCATCGCATTGCTGATCGTCGCCAACCAGTACGGCCTTAATCCGTGGACGAAAGAAATTTACGCCTTCCCTGATAAGCAGAACGGCATCGTTCCGGTGGTGGGCGTTGATGGCTGGTCCCGCATCATCAACGAAAACCAGCAGTTTGATGGCATGGACTTTGAGCAGGACAATGAATCCTGCACATGCCGGATTTACCGCAAGGACCGTAATCATCCGATCTGCGTTACCGAGTGGATGGATGAATGCCGCCGCGAACCATTCAAAACCCGCGAAGGCAGAGAAATCACGGGGCCGTGGCAGTCGCATCCCAAACGGATGTTACGTCATAAAGCCATGATTCAGTGTGCCCGTCTCGCCTTCGGATTTGCTGGTATCTATGACAAGGATGAAGCCGAGCGCATTGTCGAAAATACCGCATACACTGCAGAACGTCAGCCGGAACGCGACATCACTCCGGTTAACGATGAAACCATGCAGGAAATTAACACTCTGCTGATCGCCCTGGATAAAACATGGGATGACGACTTATTGCCGCTCTGTTCCCAGATATTTCGCCGCGACATTCGTGCATCGTCAGAACTGACACAGGCCGAAGCAGTAAAAGCTCTTGGATTCCTGAAACAAAAAGCCACTGAACAGAAGGTGGCAGCATGACACCGGACATTATCCTGCAGCGTACTGGGATCGACGTGAGAGCTGTCGAACAGGGAGATGATGCGTGGCACAAATTACGGCTCGGCGTCATCACAGCTTCAGAAATTCACAACGTAATAGCAAAACCCCGATCAGGAAAGAAGTGGCCTGACATGAAAATGTCCTACTTCCACACCCTGCTGGCTGAGGTTTGCACCGGTGTGGCTCCGGAAGTTAACGCTAAGGCTCTGGCCTGGGGAAAACAGTACGAGAACGACGCCAGAACCCTCTTTGAGTTCACTTCCGGCGTGAATGTTACTGAATCCCCGATCATCTATCGCGACGAAAGTATGCGCACCGCCTGCTCTCCCGATGGTTTATGCAGTGACGGCAACGGCCTTGAGCTGAAATGCCCGTTTACCTCCCGGGATTTCATGAAGTTCCGGCTCGGTGGTTTCGAGGCCATAAAATCGGCTTACATGGCCCAGGTGCAGTACAGCATGTGGGTGACACGAAAAGATGCCTGGTACTTTGCCAACTATGACCCGCGCATGAAGCGTGAAGGCCTGCATTATGTCGTGATTGAGCGGAATGAAAAGTACATGGCGAGTTTTGACGAGATGGTGCCGGAGTTCATCGAAAAAATGGACGAGGCACTGGCTGAAATTGGTTTTGTATATGGGGAGCAATGGTAATGAAGCATCCTCACGATAATATCCGGGTAGGCACGATCACTTTCGTCTACTCCGTTACAAAGCGAGGCTGGGTATTTCCCGGCCTTTCTGTTATCCGAAATCCACTGAAAGCACAGCGGCTGGCTGAAGAGATAAATAATAAACGAGGGGCTGTATGCACAAAGCATCTCCTGTTGAATTAAGAACGAGTATCGGGATGGCACATAGCCTCGCTCAAATTGGAGTCAGGTTTGTGCCAATACCAGTAGAAACAGACGAAGAATTTCATACGTTAGCCACATCCCTTTCACAAAAGCTGGAAATGATGGCGGCGAAAGCAGAAGCAAACGAGAGAGACCCGGCATGACAACAACAGAATGCATTTTTCTGGCAGCAGGCTTCATATTCTGTGTGCTTATGCTTGCCGACATGGGACTTGTTCAATGACACCTCAGCAGGAAAACGCCCTTCGCAGCATTGCCCGTCAGGCTAATTCTGAAATCAAAAAAGCCAGACAGCAGTTTCCGGATAAAAACGTCGATGACATTTGCCGTAGCGTACTGAAGAAGCACCGCGAAACGGTAACGCTAATGGGATTCACACCGACTCATTTAAGTCTGGCGATCGGCATGTTAAACGGCGTCTTTAAGGAGCGATGAACATGAAAAGCAAAATCATCAGGGAGCTACAGGCTCCTTTTTTATTGTTCGCATTCACCCTCAAGCGTATTAACCAACAATTCAGGGATTAATGGAAGATGGCAGACATCATTGATTCAGCATCAGAAATTGAAGAATTACAGCGCAACACAGCAATAAAAATGCACCGCCTGAACCACCAGGCTATATCTGCCACTCATTGTTGTGAGTGTGGCGATCCGATAGATGAACTAAGACGTCTGGCCGTTCAGGGTTGTCGGACTTGTGCAAGTTGCCAAGAGGATCTGGAGCTTATCAGTAAACAGAGAGGTTCGAAGTGAGCGAAATTAACTCTCAGGCACTGCGTGAAGCGGCAGAGCAGGCAATGCATAACGACTGGGGATTTGATGCGGACCTTTTCCATGAGCTGGTAACACCATCGATTGTGCTGGCACTGCTGGATGAACGGGAAAGAAACCAGCAATACATCAAACGCCGCGACCAGGAGAACGAGGAAATTGCGCTAACGGTAGGGAAGCTGCGTGTTGAGCTTGAGGAAGCAAAATCAAAACTCAACGAGCAGCGTGAGTATTACGAAGGTGTTATCTCGGATGGGAGTAAACGTATTGCTGAACTGGAGAAAAGCGAAGAGCAACTCATTAACGAGCGTGACCATGCTGAGTCTGCTTTAGCTGATATGTACTTCGCAACAACCGGGGATAGGCCTGAGTGGAGTAACTGTTTCAGTTTTTCAGATGCTGTCGATGCCGTAGTTGACAGAATTGCTGATTTAGAAGCCAAACAGCCATCGCCAGTAGTACCGGAAGAAAAACCAATGCCTAACCCTCTTAGCATGTACACAGTTGATGCTGTTGCAGCTATTGCAGAGGTGAGAGGCTGGAACGCCTGCCGTGCAGCCATGCTTAAGGGAGATAAATCATGATTAATCGAACCAAACTGGAGCACATCCTCGAGTATGCCAGGCAGCAGAGGCGCTTTGGCCAGCTTTGTAAAATTCTGCCAGGAGATATGGTTGAAATCGTGGAGATTGCCATGCGTAAGACTGGCAACTCTCCGGTAAGTCCGGGTGGTTGGATAAGCTGTAGTGAGCGAATGCCCGCTCAAGATGATTGGATTTTAATTTATTCAAAGCACGGTGAGTATATGGCAGGACAGGTACAAGAGGAATACGTGGAGTTGAGCGACGGCACTTTATCGTGGTTAGGGAACGCCTTGTACTGGATGCTGCTACCAGAACCGCCGCAGGGAGTGAATGATGAATTGGCCTGAAGCATTCACCGCTGTAGGAGTTGCAATCGCGGTGGCATTTATTCTGTATTCGCTTTTCCGCTGGGGATAAAGGAATGTTCGCTCTGATTCAACGTGGTCAGATATACACCGATAGCGCCGGCTACCCGATAAAAATTCTTCGCTGCATAAACAACACTGTGTTGTACAGAAGAATGGATGGGCGAACACAGTCGGTAAAAATAAACGATTTTAATGAACTGTTTGAACGGATCGATCACCAGGAATACCGACAAATTCTGGCTGAAACAGAGCAGGAGAACCATCTGAAAAAATTACGCGCCATGCAAAGGAGATAAACCGGTAAAGGTGTTCGCGATAAAGGTGAATATCGGCAATGAATAACAATCCTCGCACTCGCGGGGATTTCTTTTATCTGAACTCGCTACGGCGGGTTTTGTTTTATGGAGACAAGAAATGTCAGATTTGGCTATGAAGGTTTTGAAATGGCAATCGACTGGCGATGTTGGCATCAGTAGCGCAACTCTTGCCTCAATCGCATGTGGACTGAAAAAGAATATCTATGGTCATCACTTCGGCGCTCCACATGACGCAGCAGACTTCCGGCGATGCGTTGCACTTGTTGAGCAGATTCCAGAAATCAGAGATTCATTCGACAAGGTTGCAAAGCGCGTTCCGGCATTCAAAGGCATCCTCAACGAATGGGATTCCCTCGTCGCTCTGTTGAAGTCTGAAATGAAGATACACGGAAACAAAGCACCAGAGACTTACAGAAGAATTAGCGAGCTACGCAAGGACTAACCACAGCCTCACACTCAATGAGGCCTGTTCATTTCTCAAGATATCCAGACCTACCATTGCCGCATCAATGCGGCTTTTCTTGCGTGTAATTGCGGAGACTTTGCGATGTACTTGACACTTCAGGAGTGGAATGCACGCCAGCGACGCCCAAGAAGCCTTGAAACAGTTCGTCGATGGGTGCGCGAATGCAGGATATTCCCTCCTCCGGTTAAGGATGGAAGAGAGTATCTGTTCCACGAATCAGCGGTAAAGGTTGACTTAAATCGACCAGTAACAAGTAGCCTTTTGAAGAGGATCAGAAATGGGAAGAAGGCGAAGTCATGAGCGCCGGGATTTACCCCCTAACCTTTATATAAGAAACAATGGATATTACTGCTACAGGGACCCAAGGACGGGTAAAGAGTTCGGATTAGGCCGAGACAGGAGGATAGCAATCACTGAAGCAATACAGGCCAATATTGAGTTGCTATCCGGGAACAGGCGTGAGTCACTGATAGACAGAATTAAAGGCGCTGACGCAATCACTCTTCATGCGTGGCTTGACCGATATGAAACAATCCTCAGCGAGAGGGGTATCAGGCCGAAAACTCTACTCGACTACGCCAGCAAAATCAGGGCAATCCGAAGAAAATTGCCGGACAAACCGCTCGCTGACATATCAACGAAAGAGGTGGCAGCAATGCTAAACACCTACGTAGCAGAAGGTAAAGCGGCTTCCGCAAAATTAATCAGGTCAACCCTTGTTGACGTTTTTCGTGAGGCAATAGCCGAGGGGCATGTGGCTACGAATCCGGTAACAGCAACCCGCACAGCAAAATCAGAAGTAAGGCGTTCAAGACTGACAGCTAATGAATATGTCGCGATTTACCATGCAGCCGAACCGCTCCCAATCTGGCTGAGGCTGGCAATGGATTTGGCTGTCGTTACAGGGCAGAGAGTAGGCGATTTATGCAGAATGAAATGGTCAGACATAAACGACAACCATCTTCACATTGAGCAGGGTAAAACAGGGGCTAAGCTCGCCATTCCGCTGACGCTAACGATTGACGCGCTCAATATCTCATTGGCTGATACACTACAGAAATGCAGGGAGGCCAGCGGCAGTGAAACAATAATTGCATCAACGCATCACGAACCGCTTTCCCCGAAAACAGTATCTAAGTATTTTACAAAGGCGAGAAATGCATCTGGACTCTCATTTGATGGAGACCCGCCAACATTCCATGAACTGCGCAGCCTGTCGGCGAGGCTATACCGGAATCAGATTGGCGATAAGTTTGCTCAACGTCTTCTCGGGCATAAATCAGATTCAATGGCGGCGCGTTACAGGGACAGTCGCGGGCGGGAGTGGGACAAAATTGAAATATCATAATGGTTTTATTTTGATTAATAATGACCAGCGCACATTAACATATTGATAATTAATGAAATTTTAATATACAACTTCCATGTCATAAGTTGTTGCAGACTGACTGCGCGCATTCCGTTGTCAGTTTTCGTGGCGCTTCCGGTGTGGTAGATGACGTAACGCCCCATCCAGACCATTAAGTGCTGGGCATCGCCCTGATCGAAAAAAATCATATCGCCAGGCAGCGCCTGGTTTATGTCCTGGCCAATAAACTGGCTGTTGTACTGAATCAAATTAATCGCGGTCACGTAGGGGCCGGTTTTCCCGTTCCCCTGATTCCAGTTTTGCGCCAGTTGACGCTGTCCAGGTGTTAGCGTCATCTCTGGCGGCAAATACTGGCTAGAGAAACCGTTACTTTTTAGCCATTTACTATCGTGAACTTTCAGCGTCTCGTTCGCCGCAAATCGCACCAGGCCCGCACAATCCTGCTGATACCAGCGTGGACTTGGCCCCTGGCGGAGCTGTTCTTGTGCAATGCGTACAAACCAGGCGCGAAACAGCCCGGATTGTTCGACATTCAGCATTTCGCTATGGGCAACAACACAACACAGCCAGCAAATCAGCGCCAGCAGCCCGTGCCTCATAGCGGCTGCCAGGTTATGGGTAGCCACTGCCAGGCGGCACCGGGTTCCATCTGGGCCAGCTTCATGACATAACGCGGTTGTTGAGATAAAGCGTCCAGCTTCGGCATTAATAAAGTTTGTGCGGCGTTATAAAAAACCGGTTCGAGATTCTTCGGCAGACTGGTCAACGTTTCGTTACGCAGCAGTTTCGCCACGCCTTGTGGATTGATATAGAGCGGAACGATGCCATCAGTGGGTATTACATCCACCATTGCCGGGCGGTTTTTATTCAGTGTTTGCAGGGCGTTATTAACCAGCGTGTCATCGAGGGAGAAAAGCAGCGTTTTGTTTTGCATCGCCAGCGACACGCGGAAAAAATAATCCGACATTAATTGATCGGGTTGCGCCGCCTGCGCTTTCGGATACTGACCGTATCGGGAACTCACTTCGCGACGCCAGATTTGCGCTTCGCCCTGCTGAGTCTGGCTTATCGGCAAAACACCTTCTGGCGCTTTGCTTTCGTGCGCACCAATATTTTGCGTAAACAGTTTCCCTGGCAATTGCGCCTGTTCGGCAGTGCCATCAAACTGACCGACAAACAGCGGGGTTTGCAATTTTGAGTCTGCATACCAGCACAGCCCCGCGGCACCGTCTAACGCCCCATTCAACTTGTCGTTTTCCTGACTGATGTGCGAAAGCATCTCTTCGGCAATACCGTGTGAATACGGCACCACCACACAGAAGCTGGCCCCGGCAGGCATACTGTTCCAGACCGGCGTAAAATCGAAACTGGTATCTACGCTGGCGGATTCATCATTTAACGCCACAAAACTGTGCCAGCCGTCGTTACCCATTTCGAAGCGTACGCCAGCAAAAGAAGGCATTAACCGCTGGTAGCCAAAACCCAGCAACCTGGCGCTGACCACGATGCGCTGGCGTACTGGCGTTTTTTCAGCAGTACGCTCTTCCAGGCCAAAGCTTGCTTGCCAGCGTTTTTTGCCGCTCAACAAATCACCTGCGATCGCCGTGGCTTCGGTATCCTGCTGATCATCTTTAAACAACATATCCGTGCTGGAAAACACCAGCATCTTGTCCTGATAAGTCGCGAACATCAGGGCGTTATTGCCGTTATAGCGCAACTGATAAACAGGAACAGTTTCACTATTTATCTTGATGCTACTGATTTCCGTTTTGCTTAACTGGCTGTCGCTGGTAGCGGCAAACAACAATGGCTCCAGCAGTTTGCTTAAACCACTGCGCTGGATCAGCACCATATAATGTGAAAGATGGCCTTGTTTATCGTGCCACAGCGCTGCCTGCGCGGGCTGATCTAAGAGTGACGAAAAGAGCTTATCTTTCAGCGTGAGATCGTGTTCATAGACAATACGACGAATGCTGCCTTCAATGCCCAGACGATCGGCATGATTCTGATAATAGAAAACGAAATCTTCGCTCAGAACATCGTGGAGAAACGGAATGGTGAGGAGATCTTTGGGAAGCTGGCTCAGAGAGTCGCTGTCGAGAAAGAGGTCCGGCTCATTGAGATCGATTTGCAGATTGTTGTGCACCACCAGCGGCGACAACGTTTTTTCTGGCCCACTGCCAGCATATTGCAACGCCCAGACGCCAGCGGAAAGCAGTGCTATTGCGCCAAAACCTACAAGACCATAGAACCGCCAGCCTTTCGCCTTTTTTTCACCACTCATTGCCACATTCCTTGTGTATAGCCAGCCATTTTTTACGGGCACAGCCAAACTTTACCGTGCCCTAATACGACAAAAGCCCAGACTTTGCAGCCTGGACTTTTCAATTCAAACAAGGGAGATAGCTCCCTTTTGGCATGAAGAAGTAAAATTATTCTTCTTCTGGCTCGTCGTCAACGTCCACTTCCGGAGCGATTTCATCGTCCCCTTCCGCGGCACTGCCATCGATGGTATCCAGATCTTCCTCGTCAACCGGTTCAGCAACACGTTGCAGACCCACTACGTTTTCATCTTCCGCAGTACGGATGAGGATCACGCCCTGGGTGTTACGGCCTACGATGCTGATTTCCGAAACGCGAGTACGTACCAGCGTACCGGCATCGGTGATCATCATGATCTGGTCGCAGTCATCTACCTGTACCGCGCCAACCACTAAACCATTACGTTCAGTAACCTTAATGGAGATAACCCCTTTCGTCGCACGCGACTTGGTTGGGTATTCCGCCACTGCGGTACGTTTACCGTAACCGTTTTGCGTTGCGGTGAGGATTGCGCCATCGCCACGAGGCACGATCAGAGAGACGACTTTATCGCCTTCACCTAAGCGAATACCGCGAACACCGGTGGTGTTGCAGCCCATCGCACGGACAGAAGACTCTTTAAAGCGCACCACTTTACCTTCAGCGGAGAACAGCATTACTTCGTCTTCGCCGCTGGTCAGGTCAACGCCGATCAGCTCATCGCCGTCAACCAGTTTGATCGCCACTTTACCGGCGGTACGCAGACGGTTGAACTCGGTGAGGACAGTTTTCTTCACGGTACCGTTAGCGGTCGCCATGAAGACTTTCACGCCTTCTTCAAACTCGGTCACTGGCAGGATCGCAGTGATACGTTCGTCCTGCTCCAGCGGCAGCAGGTTGACGATCGGACGACCGCGCGCGCCACGAGTGGCTTCCGGCAACTGATAAACTTTCATCGAATAGACGCGACCACGGCTGGAGAAGCACAGAATATGGTCGTGAGTGTTCGCCACCAGCAGTCGGTCGATAAAGTCTTCTTCTTTAATACGTGCGGCAGATTTACCTTTCCCGCCACGACGCTGCGCTTCGTATTCAGAAAGCGGCTGATACTTAACGTAGCCCTGGTGAGAGAGCGTCACTACCACATCTTCCTGAGTGATCAGATCTTCCAGGTTGATGTCTGCGCTGTTGGCGGTGATTTCAGTACGACGTTTGTCACCGAACTGTTCACGAACCAGCTCCAGCTCTTCACGGATCACTTCCATCAAACGATCGGCGCTACCAAGAATACGCAACAGTTCCGCGATCTGATCCAGCAGCTCTTTGTATTCGTCGAGCAGTTTTTCGTGCTCAAGGCCGGTCAGTTTCTGCAAACGCAGATCCAGAATCGCCTGAGCTTGCTGTTCGGTCAGGTAGTACAGACCATCACGCACGCCGAACTCTGGCTCCAGCCATTCCGGACGCGCAGCATCGTCGCCAGCACGTTCGAGCATCGCGGCAACGTTGCCCAGCTGCCACGGATTAGCAACCAGCGCAGTTTTCGCTTCTGCAGGCGTCGGCGCATGACGGATCAGTTCGATGATCGGGTCGATGTTCGCCAGCGCCACGGCTAATGCTTCAAGGATATGAGCACGATCGCGAGCTTTACGCAGTTCGAAAATAGTACGACGGGTCACCACTTCACGGCGGTGACGAACAAACGCCGCGATGATGTCTTTCAGGTTCATGATCTTCGGCTGACCATGGTGCAATGCCACCATGTTGATACCGAAAGAAACCTGCAACTGGGTCTGGGAGTAGAGGTTGTTGAGCACAACTTCACCGACCGCATCGCGTTTCACTTCAATCACGATGCGCATACCGTCTTTGTCAGACTCGTCACGCAGCGCGCTGATGCCTTCCACGCGTTTTTCTTTTACCAGTTCCGCAATCTTCTCGATCAGGCGCGCTTTGTTTACCTGATACGGAATTTCGTGGACGATAATGGTTTCACGACCGGTTTTGGCGTCAACTTCCACTTCTGCGCGAGCGCGGATATACACCTTGCCGCGACCGGTACGGTAAGCTTCTTCAATACCGCGACGACCGTTAATGATTGCCGCCGTCGGGAAGTCCGGCCCCGGGATGTGTTCCATCAGCCCTTCAATGCTGATGTCTTCATCATCGATATACGCCAGACAACCGTTGATGACTTCCGTCAGGTTGTGCGGCGGGATGTTGGTTGCCATACCTACGGCGATACCGGAAGAACCGTTCACCAGCAGGTTAGGAATTTTGGTTGGCATGACGTCGGGAATTTTTTCCGTGCCGTCATAGTTATCAACGAAATCGACCGTCTCTTTTTCGAGATCGGCCATCAGTTCATGGGCAATTTTCGCCAGACGGATTTCCGTATAACGCATTGCCGCCGCAGAGTCGCCGTCGATGGAACCGAAGTTACCCTGACCGTCTACCAGCATGTAACGCAGCGAGAATGGCTGCGCCATACGGACGATCGTGTCATAAACCGCCGAGTCACCATGGGGATGGTATTTACCGATTACGTCACCAACGACACGGGCAGATTTTTTATAGGCTTTGTTCCAGTCATTGCCTAGTACGTTCATGGCGTAAAGTACGCGACGGTGTACCGGCTTCAGGCCATCTCGGACATCTGGCAGCGCACGGCCAACAATGACCGACATCGCATAATCCAGATAGGAGCTCTTCAGCTCTTCCTCAATGTTGACCGGTGTAATTTCTCTCGCAAGGTCGCTCAT